GAGTTGTTGCGTCTAGCCCATGCCATTGTAGTGCCACCGGTGTTAAGACCTTCTGCACTAGCAATCTCACCTTTTTTATTAATCTCTGCCCATTTGCAAGCAAAGCCGATACGTTTGATAGTTTGATTGTTCATGTGACAGAGTATAGCATTGTTTGTATTATTTGTCAACTTTTAGCAAATCCTCTAAACTGTATACTTTTTTCATATATAGACTACGATTCTTTAATACACTAGATGCAAGGTCTCCCGGTCTACGTGAGGAATACTTGATTTCAAAATCTAAGTTGTTGACCGTTTTATATAGTTCAGCCATTTCTCTAACTGTATGCCCTTCACCATGACCTAAGTTCTCTATTGAATTGCTAGGCTTTTGTACAGCATACTTAATAGAATTACAAATTTCATTGACATGCACATAGTCACGTTCGCATGTACCATCTTTAGTAGCATAATCATCACCGAATATAGTGAAGTTACCTATATCCTTTGCTTTGTACAAGTTGTAAAATAAACCGTCCGGGTTAGTAGGTTCAACTACGTTTCCGCCAATCACATTGTAAAATCTAAAAATTGTATAATCAATTTTATTCTTAGTGCAATATTCAATTACACAATCTTCTGCGGCTCTTTTACTAACACCGTAAGGTGATAGACAACCTTCTGCCGCACCCGTGCTAGCAAATATAAAATGCTTGGTCTTTATACCATGCAACACATTTAATGTACCTATCAGATTAGTCATATAGTATGATGTGGGTGAGTTCATACTCTCACCTACATTTACTGATGCGGCTAAATGAATTACGCAATCAAATTCTTCTCCCATACCGACAGGTGTTGTAATGTCAGAATATGCAAAATTTTTGATTGGTACTTTAGGTTCATTTTTGTCCATACCTGATAACAAGTATTCATCTTCTAACACTTTAGTTAAATGTGATCCTATGTAACCTGAGTTACCTGTAATTAAAATTTTCTTCATGTAAAATCAAATAGACCTAAGCCTACTTCCTCCTCTATTGGTTCAAAATTAGGGTCTTTAGTTAAGTATGTATCGTTGTCTGTATATATGATACGATACTTATGCTGATTAGTCAATACACTACGAATATCATCAATACAAATTAGATTGCGACCTAAATCTTTAATGTATTCACTATGTTTAACTGTTGTGTTCTCTAGTATCTTAGCTGTATTACTGTTTGATTGTTTTGGTGTAAAGTCATTAAAGCACTCATTCCATTTATGAAATACATCTGCTTCTAATTGTATAGTGTGTAGTAATGCCCCGTGACCGTACCATTCTTTTGCAGTTGAGAATGTATCGTATGCACCCTTAACATCTACTGCCATATTCTTTTTATTAGTTTCAAAAAAGAATTGTCCTTTAAAGTTATTAGTCCAGCGTTGATTCTCTAAACAGAATGTTGGTAATTGAGTTGTTTGCTCATAGAATGCCATACCATAACTCTCTACTGTACTAGGATTAAATGCAACTCTTGCACTAGTAATGAAATCAACTTTTTCTTGACCAATAATACCCACACGAATTTCATAGGGTACACCAATCTTCTTTAGTCGTTCTTCAAACTTTTTAGCACCATTTGCACTAGTCATTACTTTAGCTGGAAGTTTTGTTTGTTCAATCAAGTCACAAAACAATTCTGGATTCTTACCTTCTTCCCAGCGACCAACAAACAACACACCTTCACGTGGTTTATGATGTTCTTCTAGTAATGCTTGTTCAGTGATTGGTATAGGTAGATGATAAGATGATTCATCTAAGTTAAGCCAATTGTATTTACTTTGTGTACCAACATATATACCAGATGTACTAAGTTGTTGACGCATCAATTCATTAGTATTGTGTAGGAAAGGATTCTTTGTATCTTTAAAGATTTGACTTTCTAAATGAGTATAAGCAATGATTTGGATGCAATCTTCTAACCCCATTGTACTTGCAACTTGTACGGTTTCGTATGTGTTGCAAATAAATGCGTCATATAGATTGTGTTCTAATGCTTCAACAATTGCATTACGAAAATTAGCCATACGCTCATAACAAAATGTATCACCATACATAAAGATACCTGAATGTATAGTGTACGGCAATGACTCTTTGGGATAGATAATATTTGCCTTTAATGACTTTACAAAATCATTATCTTTAGGTTCTTTATCTGTAATGATATCAACTTTGATATTGTGGCTATCCATCAACTCACAAAAACTTTTTGCAAATTGACCAATACCACCATGGGGTATGAGAGTTTGATAACTAACTAGAAAACCAATTCGTTTATCATAGGTTCTCATTGTTTCAATTTCCAAATGATATGTTCAAATTTATCATGCCATTGATATTCTGTGATAGACTCGAAATCTCCTGCTCTATATATTGCCATTCCCCTATACGCATATTCTAACCAAATTCTTTTACCAGTACGTGAACATGTCTTTGGGAGAAAAACAAATTTTAATTCCCAACCTAAACATTTTTTATAGAAAATTTCATTGTTGCTATAATAGCCAGCACCCATCATTTATGTTCCCCACTCATTTTTAAACAATGGGACCTGGAGTCTATCTGAGTATCGCCATCCTTTACGCATTGCGAGTTCCGCCACAGTTCTATTATTAAGACTGTACACCCGCTCAACCCCACCGCATGGCATGAGATAAACAGGACCACGAAAAGCCTTTTTACGATATTCATTTACTGCTTCCTCTGCCTCTTCGGCATCTTCTTTTGTAGCAATTACGAACTTGAGATACACAAATCCTACTTCACCGTACTGATGTATAACTTCAGGTTTAATTGCTTCTTCCCAACTCTCACCACTGATACTAAGTTTAGGACTTACACTAAATGTAATACAATTCTTTTCTCTGTTACGCTTCCAATTACCTAAATAATCTTTAACTTCTGGATACAACAGTTGAGTACCATTTGTCTCAAATGTTAGTTCTTTGAGTGGCATCATTTTTTCATGCGAAAGTAATTCAGGATATGATTTTTGCCATCCAAGAAGAGGTTCACCGCCCGTGATAACCAGGTGCTCATCCATCCAACGATTGTGAGGAAGTATATTAACAATGTTATTAACAATATCACTGGTAGTGAAATAAGGACTAAGATGTTTGAAACGAGGGTCCCAAGACGCATAGCTATCGCATCCAGTACTAACAAGTGGTAATGATTTGTAAGATTTGAAATCTTCTGCGTTAATCGCAATAATGTTTCTTTCATTTGTCTTTTCTCCCTTTGGCATACCGAAGCCATCACATTTAAAGTTACACCCAAATGTTCTTAAGAAAACACTAGGTACACCCATGTAACGGCCTTCACCTTGTATACTATAAAATAATTCTGAAATTTTAATATCTGTCATGCTTCACCCATAATTCAAGTGCCTTTGCAGGATAAATCTGTACGGAACCTTTTTCAGTATCACTTTCAACTGCATAACCCTCCGGAGTCAACTCAGTTGAATATGTCCCAACAACAGTACCGTGCCACTGAGACCCGGAAACTTTCTTAACTAAATCACCTAATTTAAATTTCATTTTTAATTCCAATGTCTAATTACGCCTGCTATAATAAAGCAGTTTGTTACAATGTATGATAACACAATCAGAGTACGAATCACAGCAATACGGTCAGCTTCACTATCCGTATTACCTGTTTTCTCTCCTAAACTTTTAGCCCAAATTCGCCATAATTTACGCAAACAAGACTTCATTCTTTCTCTTCCAACATTCGTTTCATTCTTGCTTGTAACATTGGGCTTAATCTACCCACACTAATTAGTGTGCTGTGTGCAGTACCAGGATTGAATCCATACTTGATGCTATGTATCAATTCTAAGTGTGCCGCACTAACTAAGCCCAATGCCTCATCACGCTCACGTTCTGCGGCCTCTACTCTTAGTTGAGCCCATTCTTCGGCAGCTTTGATTCGTTGTTCAGGACTCATGCAAATAAATCTTCATTCCATTCACGATGACCTTCACGAAAAGCCATGTTTGCTTGTGTCTCACGTACTTCTACACGATAGCACCATAAACGTTCAGCTTCACCGTTACCCCACATATCTGGAATATACACTCCATTAACATATTTGTAAAGCATATCAGCTAAACTCTCGCAACCAATTCGTGGTAGAATAGTTAACTTAGCCAATTTCTTTTCTTGTAGCATTAAGAATGTTTGTAGTTCTGGGTCATCTTGTGCTACTAACAATGTGTGGTCAAATTGATCCTCAAGAATCTTTTTCAATTCTTTTAGTCCACCATAGTCAGCCGCCCAGTTACGTACATCTAAATCGTCTGTGCCGAAATAGAATTTCATACTGAAACTATATCCATGAATCATATTGCAATGACTGTCTGCACGCCATTGACGATATGCACATGGGAAACTATCGTGATATTCTTTGGTACTTGTGAATCTATATGAAATACTTGGTTGATTTTGCAACTTGTGTTTTCTTACTGTATCTTCTATTAATGACATTATTTTCTCCTATGTTTATTATATCATAGGCAGCAGAATTTGTAAAGCGGGATGATGACCGTAGACCGCTATTCTTATTTACCATTTTTGTTTAATTTGTTCAGCTTCCGAAATTCTCTTTCGTAGGCTACTGCTACTAAAACTATGGTCACGTCCGTTATAGATAATTTTAATGTTGCGTTTTTCACAGATTTCTTTACCACTGAAATCCTTATCTGCGTACTCAACACCTAGTATACGCACATCAATGGGCAGTGTTAATAAAATGTCTGCTAAATCCTTCTCTGTGTTATAGATAACAATCTCGTCTACTGTGCGTACTGCACTTAAACTAATTTGTCGTTCTACAATACTTTGAATTGGTTCATTCTTTTCTGGTCTATCCCATTGAGCATTGTTTTGCAAACCAGCAATCAAATAATCACAATGATTCTTTGCTTCACTAAGCATTGCAATATGACCTGCATGTAACAAATCAAATTGACTAAAGGTAATACCAATAATCAACCCACGTTCTTTTAGTTCTTTAATCTTGTTGAAAATCATCTGTTAGTATTTCTTCTAATTCATCTATGCTAGCACCTATGGTATGATGATAAGTTTTTCCAGCATGTTCATAAACGTCAGTCCAGGTATGTTGATTGTTAGTTCTAGAAATAGGACCTAATAAAGCAAAAATGGTAAGCATATGCTCACGCTCATTTCCTTCTAGTGTTCTTCTCGGCGGGCCCATAACCCGACGAATGAATTTTCTAGCCTCTAGTACATTCATTATTTAACTCTACCCTTAATCCTACGCCATATAACATCAAATGTATTTGGGTTCAACATAACTTCCCAGCCTTTAGGAATTGTTTCAGGAAAGAAATGCACCTTACCGGTACTATGCTTATACAGTTTCATTTTTGTCTAGCGATTTGATAGAACTCTGCACGTGCCGCTGGATCAGATTTAAACCCACCGCCCAATCTACTTGTTACAGTAGAACTACCAGTATCTTCTACACCGCGTGATTTTACGCAATAGTGCTGGGCGTCAATCATAACTGCAACATCATCTGTTTCTAAGATAAACTGTAAGGTGTGAAATACTTGTTCAGTTAGCCGTTCCTGTATTTGTGGACGCTTGCTGAAATATTCTACAATTCGGTTAATCTTACTAAGCCCTAAGACTTTATCTTTTGGGACATAAGCTACTGTTGCTAATCCATCTATAACTACAAAATGATGTTCGCAGTTAGATTGAACACTTACGTTACGTTCGCATACCATTTCATTGTACTTCATCTTGTTATCGACTGTCGTACATTTTGGGAATGCCTCGTAATCTAAACCCCAGAAAATTTCATTGACATACATTTTAGCAACACGTTTGGGTGTTTCTATTAAACTATCATCGGCTAAGTCTAAACCTAGAACCTGCATGATATGACTGAAACTCTTTTCAATCTCAGCAATTTTATCTTTGCGGTCTAATGCTGTTTGAAATGTTGGCGTTTCAACACCCATTTTTACTAGGTGTTCGTGTACTTTTAATCCTAATTCAGGATCAGTTTTTGTCTTGTTATAACTCATTTGATAACCCTCCGTTGTGAGTGTTTTGTTTTGACGTTTTGTAACCTTTGTGTTACATCTTTATTTATCACCTGCATACAGATGACTGAATTTTTTTGTAATCTCCGGCATTAACCATCCATTACATAACATACTATGGGCACTAGCATTGTAGTGACTATCATATGGTATAGATTTGATGTTATTGTTTTTGATATATTGACGGGCACACCCGTCTACATAATTAATTTTATTCTTTAACCATTCATATTTAGGTATAAACAACTGCTCCATAGGAACAAACCAAGACCAAAATATACAAGGTACTTTAAAACTATTGCACATATATTGCATAGTAGATACATCCTGCATTATTTTATAGTCTACCCATTTGCTTAATATAACTTCTCGTATGAAAAAGTTGTCTATCTTAACTTCATGCCCGGTAAGTGTTTTGATGTTATTTTCATTCTTCTCAGAATTCCATGTATAACATGCTAAGTCATTGAATGATAAACTTTGATTTAAATCACTGGTATTACCTTCATTTTCTTTAGAAGTCAAACCAAGTACTACCCTTGAAGGTTCGGTAAGTTGTATCACTATCAAATCAATAATATTGTTTTGCAATATATGATTTAATTTTTCAATGTAAAAACTAGTTCCAGCACCGCAACTAGAAGCACGTATTAGGTTGTAGTCTATAGCATTAGCGACATAATCTGGCCAACTCTCCGCATCGACCAATGTGCTAGCATGACTACAACCTAAGGCCAATAGATTAGGCTTTTGCTTCTTTACGTGCATTTTTTTCTTCGGTAATTTCGTTACGGCGTGCTTTAATTTCTTTAGCCATTTCTGCTAATGCTTTGCGGGCACGTGTACCTGCTGATGCATTACCGTTTTGAAATTTTTCATTCTCTTTTAGATAATCTTCAAATTTATCTCTGATATTAATATGTGCGCTCATAATTTTCTCCTTAATATTTTGCTTCACGTGTATGTTTTCTATAATCGGTTGACATACGTAACCATTCTTCTCCACTACCTTCTAGAATATTACATATTCTATCAATTGTACCATCGGTCCAATCACTTAGTTTACCTTGATTTCTGTGTGGCTGACTTAGCATATTAAACAATTTAATTGCCGCATCATCTACACTCCAAGGTATATACATTCTGGATGCATCGTTACTGAATGTTTCTGGGAAACTGCGATATGCTGGATATAACACATTACATCCTAATGCATCAGCTTCACTTACTGTATTGCTTACCCAGTCTTGCAATGCACAATTAAACAATACTCTACTATCATTTAATATATTATAATATGCATTCTTATCTAGGTCTTCGTATATTGATAGTTTGCCGTCAGTACGCATTTTTTGTGTGCGTTCCATATAGCTACTATTATTGCTACGCAATGGTGCACCACTCAATACTGCAAATTCTACTGTTTTATTACCATACCTGTCATTGAAATTTTCAATAACATCCATAAAGAAATCAGGTTGCTTTTCTTGATCCCAACGTGCGGCAAATACAACACGATGCTTGCGTGTGTTGAAAGGTTTAATTTCGTTAACACGTTCTTTAACTTCATCTTTACCAAATGCAAGACCTGAGATATTATAAATCGGGGCTTCCCAGCCTGCAATCTTCATGTGCATTACCATTTCTTCATTTGATGCAAGTACACCATCTACGAATGAGTCAACCATTTTTTCATAGTGACCCATAAACTTAGACATGCCCCATACATGTACGAAATCATCAGGATCAATGGATTGAGCAAGACAGCGAACATAAATGCGAGGACGATTAATACTGTCGATTTGATTAAGTATATAAGGAAGACTCTCGATACCGGGTTGAAACATGTCCTCAAAGTAGATAACATCTTCATTGTTAAGTTCTCCTGCTTTCATCATACGAATCAAATTCATAAGTTGCGACATACCAAAATATGTACGACCATGTGCATCTAATACTTGACCAGTTACAATTGCTTGGTCATTACTTAGTGTATCGCCGGGTACTACTACATAGTCAATACCCCTACGTTTAAATACACGTTCATTCCACTCTGTTAGTTGCAGAGTGTATCTTGCTTTATATGGCTCTAAGCCCATGTAATATAATTTACGCATTTTTTCTTTCAATATCTTCTTCTTTACATTCTGTTCCATATTGTATTTCTACAATACGACAGGGTTCATTAAATGGATTTCGTATTCTATGCCAATCATTGACTGGTATAGCAATCTGACTGTGCTTATTCATTTCAACTGTCGGCAATGAATAGCCACCTGGCATGATTTGATCCACTTCGCATTGACCTTCTGTAACATGCCAGAATTCATTTCTATTTTTATGTCGTTGCATACTCAAACTTTTGCCAGGTTCTACTGTAAGTTCTTTAACCTTACATCCATCTACTTCATGTAGTATACGATAATAGCCCCACTCACGCAATACTTTTGGTTGCTTCCATTCACGTAGTATCCAACGACTGGAATTTTGTTTATCAAACCCGCCCACACCAAATGAGAATTTTATATCGGGCACATCCATTTCAGGAATATTCAAATGTGTTCTGTCACCACCATTAGCAAACATAATTTCAGCATATGGGTATTGGCGTTTTATACTTATTAATAAATCTCTTGCTGATCCGTCATCATCATTAAAAGCCATTGTAGCATCTACATCTTTCAATGAACCAACAATAATTCTTCTTTCCATAAGCGACATAAAAGGTTGACCCTTTTTACGGGTCAACCATGCGTCACTATTTAGACCTACGATTAGCAGGTCTCCCAATTGTTTAGCGGCTCTAATATATTCTATATGTCCGCTATGCAATGGATCAAATCCACCAGTGACAACTACTATCTTCATGGACGTGCATCTTCCGCCCACGAATCTTTAGGATATTTTCCTGATAGTTGTTTTTGATGTTGACGATATGGAAAACTACGCATATCGTACAGAGTTGCCTCATCAAACTTATATCCATAGTCTGCACAGAATTCTAAATACTTTTCCAAGTCTTCAAAAATTTGATGTACACGAGGATTTGGTTGAAAGGTTTGTTTTGCCATTATATTTCCTTTAAATAGCTAGTTGATTGTAAGGTTGATTACGATTATAATAAATTGTAGCACCGTTCTCACCGTCTTCGGAAACAGTAATCTCAATGTCACGCTCAGGATAACGATTAGCGATAACATCATAAAGGTCATCACTAATCATTTCACAACTCTTGTAATTCAATTCAAGTGTACCGGCTTTGTAGAGATTTTCTAACCAGCGTTTAAATTGAATGAATTCAATATCCCTGTCGTTGTGAAATACTTGTATTGCCACATTAAAATGAAAAATGTGACGATGCGGAGTTCCTAAAAAGCTAACGTCATATTCATCACCAGTTTTTAATGCTGGGTCAGTTGCTGCCGCAGGATACATATGAATACCTTCTTTCTGAAAGGTAACAAATATCATCCGTTTTGCTTTATCTTTAATACGCTGGCGTTGTTCTGCTAATGCCATTTGTCGTTGTTGTTCCATTATCTATCATCTCCTAAGTCAATTCGTTCATAATCATAATCATATTGCTTCCTACGCAATTCTGATAGTTCACGCCGGTATTTCTCTTTCTGTTCTTGCAGACTATTTAGGTCTCCGTCATTGTTAGCAATTTTTTGTTCAATAACTTTATATGATTCTTCTAAAGTTTTAATTCGTTGCTCGTACATAGTAACCTCATGCAAATGAAAATAGTTCGTTAAATTTAGTTAATGAATTTACTGTTTTCTTACCACTCATACCTTGACTGCCAGATTGCATCTGTTCCCATAGTTTACTATATTGTTCAATAACATTGTGACTATCTTGTCTAGTTTTTTGTGAGAATACTTCATTAACAACTTGTTGAAATGTAATGCCTGTATTTTTTTGTATAATCATTGCAGGTATGATTCCCTGCTCGTATCTACGATTAGCCTCTTGTACTGCAACAATATGTTGATAGACATTATGACTTTGTAGCAATGTATAACTTAATGTATCCCAGCTTGTTTTTGTTTCTTTACCATGTTGACCGATGAAGCCTTGTCCTCGATAGCACAAGTCCTTCATTAGTAGTTTATCAGTTACTGGACTGTCTGTAAAGACTTTATGGATACCGTCTTGTAAAACACCATCACTGAATTTACGATTGTCTGTAGCATAACCTTTATTCTCAGCAGTCTTTTCCATTTGATAAGTCCACTTACTTTCATGGTCAATACTATTGTTGAAATAAGCTAAACCTTTAGCCGCACTAAAGAATGGGCTTGCACAGTCAAATGTAATTCTTAGTTTTGGGTTGTGATACTTACGAATTGCTTTTTGAATATCGGTAAACAATACAGCGTATTCAAGTATTGATACACCCAAACAGTGAATCAAATCGTGTTTACCTTCTTGTAACAGTCCATCATAAATGATATCAACCATTCTACGCAATGTCAAATGAATATCAATCTTTGTTTGTCCCCCGAACGCCCAACCATTAAAGTGATTATCTGGGTAGATGTTTGGATCACAATATTTTTTCATTTCATCATACCACTTATCACTATCAGTATGAGTGCGCCCTTGCAGTACATTTAGAAATTTACAATTACCGTTACGGTTCTTAATAAAGTATTCGTTGTTAATATGAGTAGCAGTAATAGCATCCTGCACATTTTGAATACCATGCACACTATTGCCTTGTTTGTCCTTAAGATGAAATGTAGTTTCAGATTGACTTGGTATATCTAAACACATGCCATAGTTCATGTATGTGTCCATCCACTTCAATACTATCTTACGTTTTTCCATTGCTTTAGGGCAATTAATATTCTTCCAGTCAGCAGGCCATTGACCTTTTAGAATCTGAAATCCACCACTGTCACCCAACATGAATGTATGCGGGTCACGTTCACGAATAATACTTTCTGAATTATCATTCACTGTTGTATCTAAGTTAGCATGACCTGCACTATACAAACCCCATTCATAATAGTACAAACCTTCTTTCTTATTAAGAAAGTTAAGTTTCTCTACATCACCGTTAAATCCAGCAGGGATACGTGCAGGGTCAAAGTAGGGTTCACCCTTGCGCTGTTTGCCCAAGCCGCTAATATAAAAACTACTGACAGCAGGCAAAAATGTTGCCCACTCGTCATTGTGTTTTTGTGATAGATTATCTTGTTCCATTAATTACCCATCATTTCTACTGGTTCATTTCCCGGACTATCAATTAAAGTTTTAACCATTTTAATTTGATGTTGTTTTTCTTTAATCTGATCCATTAGGTCTTTAATAGCTGGACTGCGTTCTGCCAACGATTCAAGTTCTAATTCCTCGTTACGCTTTTGTCTAGCCCAATTCAATAATGAGTCAGCTTCTCCTGATAGACTAATACCTGCGGAACCCATATTCAGTTGAATCCAATTACTACCATCAAATATTTCTATCTTTTGCATGGTAGTGTTATAACGCATATTCCCTACACCCTGCGCACCAGTATACCCATTAATATAGGTATTTGACATACCACCGGATACAGTAATATAAGGTGAGTTAGAATGTATATTGCCTATCATTTTGATTGTGCTGGCAATAGATATTGATAAACTGCAAGACCACTATCAACTGTAATTTCAGTAGCACCCTGGTCGCTAATACGATATTTCTTATCGCCTGGCAAACTTAGAATACTCAATACTTGATTAACAGGCCATTTCCATGATTCTCGCAAAGCACCACTGACACCACCTTGAAATACAAAGTTACCACTGTGTGTGCTAGGGTCACCGAAATAAATTTTCAAATCACCGTTATCTACTTTAGTGATAAAAGTGCTTTCTTCGCTGTTTGCACTTGCTTGTTTCTTTAATCGCAAAATGCTTGCAACACTAGGTTCGAATTCAATGTTCCAGCCAGCGCCTTTAAATGTTACGTTTCTAACTTTATCTTCAATAACAGTTTTAGCCATCAAGCGATAAATGTTAATGAACGAACTATCGCCTGTTTCAAAGTGAATGCTCTCTGGAGTATCTACTCCATCACGATTGGTACGTGTCATTGAAATTTTAGCGTGTTCGTCATAGTCATCAAAGTTAAGAATAGTTTTAAGTTTACCTAAGTTAGGCATGCCGAATACGCCTTTGAATTCAGGGTCAGCATTTTTAAAAGTTCCGCTAACAACCACGCTCTTATCATCTGCAATTGCATTGATAGTAGTTTCTGTATCAGAACCAGTTACTTTGATTAGGTCAATAAAACCTAATGCAGAAGTGTGTTCAATTATATCTAATAATGTATCTTTCATTTTGTGTCCTTTAAGTTATTTAGGAAGATTTGTTGTGTATTATAATGGAATATTTTGCGAATGTCAAACATCAATTTAACCGAATGAGAACAAGTCATCAAAGGTAGATTTTGTATCTGTGCTATCACGCAAATCCCAATTCAATACACCTAGTAAATTATCAATCTTCTCATCTACTAGTGTTTGTTCCATTGCTTCATCGTCAAATGGCAACTCACAAAACCATTGAGGTAATCTGAGTTCATCAGTTGGGTATGCTATGCTTGTGAAACCCAATGGATTCGATTTCAATTTGCATACGATTACTTTCATACCGTCTACTATTTTCATTGAGTAGTTGTCACTATTCACTCTACGCAAATAGTTATAGTTGAGTGAGCCACGCACATGACCGGGCATGTTTGCACGACCAGTTTTACTATTAGCTTCCAAATCACCATACATTGTCAATTTATTGACACTTTTAGGTGAACCTTTAGTCCAGCTATCTTGTGCTGATAATACTCGTTTAAATTCTTTAATCTTCTGTACTACTTCATCTTTTTGCTTACCAGCAAGAACCATTTCCAGTACAGACATTAAGAATTCTTGCACATACTTAGGAGTATCTGCACGTTTCAAATCAAGACCCATAGCCTTAATATCACCCATCTTACCATTAACATCTTTGCGTTTACCTTCTTTGTCAAAGATATTAATAGCATAGCGTTTCTTTGTGATAAAGATACTACGGTCACCAATTAGTTCACGACCAGCTTTAATGATTGCACCGTTCTTGCGTGGTGCATGAAATGACTGTTCCATGAATGATGGAAAACTCTCGTTTGCTTGTTCAGCAATATTATCGTATAGTGATATACATAAGTCTTTATCCCATTTCAATTCACCATTTTCTATTTGCGAATAGAGAATAGGATATGCACTGAAATAACAACTATCAGTATCACCATAAACGATTGCATCACCTTCGTGATTATACTCACCAGTAACGCATTCATTAATCTGGCTCATCATGTGACGGACAATTTGTCTACCACACAATGTAACACTTTGACCAATACGCTTGTCATAGAAACGACAATGCTCATTCAATAGTGCGCCATATGCAGAGTTAAGCAAAATCTTGCGTACCAGTTGTCGCTTATCCCAATACTCTCTATCAGCTTGGGTCGTTGCTTCTTTTAGTTTCTTCTGCATTTCTTTACGATCCGAGTACCAGCGACTCAATAGTCCAGGTACTACACCCTCTTTCTCGTATGTAAAGATTGTACCATTTGCACTTAGCATCCAGGGCTTGTGACTATCAAAGATTAGTTTCCATATCTCTGCCGCACTCATTTCCTCACTACGACCATCTTCATAGTCAACTGTAAGCATTGTGCCACGCTCTTGGTTCATAATTGCGGTGTACTCTAACGCACCAAACAACCCTTCCCACAAGATACTGCCAGTAACTGCATCATCGCCCTCTTTGTGACGTTTCTTTTCTGATGCAAGTCGCTGACCTTTATCGGTCATGTATTGGTCAGTGAGTGTTTGCCTGATTTGACCAACAATTGTTTCTCCCGCCATGTTGAGGGCTCTAATAACCGAGGGGTAGAGCGAGTTAATGTCAACTGCTCCGACATATTCGTGCATACCTCTTTTCGGCGTAGCAACATAGGCACCTGCCGCTTGCTGTTCATCTTCTGCATTTTCTTTCCTTCGTTTTTTATCCGGTACTACTAATCCACGTTCGTGCGCTTCATTAAAAATAGCCATTTCAATCATTGCCACACTACCCATTACTGTCGGAAGCAGTACTGTGTTTTCATGTGCTAGTTGATTAGCTAACTCTAAGAATTTTAATTTGTTGTGAATCTTCACTAACAACATAGTATCTTGTCTGTTATATTCTAAGAACTTTTCCCAGTCTTTGTTATATAATTGGTCAAGAGTACCTTCATATTGCGTTTTGTTTTCACCAACTTCCATCTCACCGATAGCATCTAGTTTATAGCTATGGCGACTTTCATAATTATATTTTTTATAAAGTTGAAGATAGTCCATATGAATACGACCAACCAAATCATATGTTTGTTCTTCTTTACCGAATCGTTCATATGTTCTTGGCTTTGGTAGTTGACCCATTAAACAAAACTTACGAGTATCATCCTTCGACATGATCCTAGTGACACGATTAACCATGTAAGGTATATCATATCCCTCTGAGTTCCAACCAGTCATTACATCAGCATCTTCAATCAATTCAAAGAATGTATCAAACATTTCTTTTTCATTTTTAAAAAGCAATGTGTTACTATACTTCTTAGTAATATCCCATGCTGTTTCTTCACTCATATGCTTTGGCGCAATGCACAATGTTATCAGTGTATCTTGCCAATCTAAGTACATACTGATGGCAGTTACTGGATTGAATGGGTCAGTCGTGGGACTGAAACCCTTCTCTGGATCAAAGTCTACTTCAATGTCAAAGAAACAAGTATGTAGTTTGGGCGCATCAACACCTAAATAGTTTTCACTTAAGCAACGAAATACAGGGTTGATATCACTTTCGTATAGTTCTTTGCCACCGTGTATCCTTCGTTCCTTTTCAAACTCTGTGCGTTTCCGTGTACTGAATCTGCTTACAGGATTACCATAAATGCTACGATACTTACCTTTATTATCAGGGTAATAGAATACATAGTTGGCAGGATGTTCACTATAGTGGCGTTTACCGTCAGTGCCCCGTTCTACTACATAAATCCTATCTTCATCCCTTGCATGGATGGCGTCAACATAACTCATAGTGTCTTGCCGACTGTCTCCAAGATTGTGTTGAGTTCTTCGTGTTCTTTATTTGCTTGCCCCAAACTTGCTTTGTGGGCGATGCGAATTGCTTTTTTAAGTACACTAGGTTTAACTTCTAGTTCTTCTGCAATTGCTTTGATAGTGTCTGTAAGACCACCATTTAATGTGTCAATTTCGTGCATTACTGCCATACCCTCATTGACAAGTTGGGTAAGTTTAATTTTTTGGTCACCGTTGAATGTTTTCACATCACTCATAAATACTCCTTGAGAAAGTACTTATTATACATGATTATGTAAAGAAGTCAAACTTTTTGTGTAAAATTTTACCCTTATCTTGAGTAACTTACTTGACCTTGTCTACTAATAGATATATGTTCTGCTAACCAATCAGCAACACCATGGTCTTCGTCATTTCGGTTGCGCCAATTACCGCGCCAATTAGGATCAAAATAATCTTTAACGTAATAAGCCATTACCATACCCAAATTAAAATAAGTTACAGGTTCATCGGTCTCATTTGGGTCGTTCATTATACTAATAGCAATTTCTTTCAAATCATTTGGAGTTGCGGTTAATGCGTGTTTTATATCGACTAAAAATCTTCTAGCATCATCATTATATTTTAAGTAATCATTAAGTTTATCATTACTATGTATTATTTCCCAAACATCTTGGTCGTCTGTTTCGTTATTAATTAAACCCATTTCCATAGCAGTTTCAAATTGCCAATCTCTAAAACTACTATCATCTACTTCCCAATCATTTATCTTTTCCCATACGTGATTCATTGCTAAATCACGAATTTGTAAACTTATTGATTCTATTAGGTCATCACTAGTAAAAGGAACCAACTCTTTAACTTCAGGTTCTTTTGTAATAAAGTATTTGTAAAGGTCAGGGAATCTCTCAGTTAATAATTCGTATAAATTGATTGGGTCATCTTCCTCATTCATAAATTGGTCACTACCAAAATGTAATTGATATTTTTCCCCATCATAGCTAGGTTTAGTTGGTAGTAATATGTATAATGGTCTCTCTTTACTACTATATCTACTAAAATAATTTGTTCCTCTTGTTGCGGCAGTACACCATTTAGTTCCTTGACCATAATAACAAGCGGCTTGTTCATTTTCCGGTATAACAATTCTTACATTACTATCTCTATAAATTTCTACTGCTTGTCCCTTATCTTTAATTTGCTCAGGAGGAGGTTCATAATTACCCATTATTGTATAGAATTGATTATAATTCAAACGCATAATATCCTTTGCATCAGCAGGGAAATCATTACGTTTTTTATATTTGTCATATTCAGCAAGCATAGGACCAAGCACGTGTGCATCTTCTAAACGTTTTATATTTTGTTTAGCATACTCACGTGCAAGCCAAGGTGTATAGATTTTATTTTTAGTAGGATCTGCTTCTTCTAAACCCGACATTACTTGTGCAAGTATTACAGGCATATCAGGTGTACCATCTGGATGTTGATATGTTGTATTGTAAAATTCGTATTGCCTTTTATCACCACCTGTCATAAAGGCATTGGCTAATTGACGACCTAAGGTTTGAGTCGTTTTGTTTCTATCATATTCAACTAAAAACTCAAATGCTCTCATTTTATTTTCCGGCTATTAGATGCTGTGCATCACCCTTTTCGTGCCATTTACGCCACATTTGTTTACCCATCTGACTTTGATAAGTACTTGGTTTGATATCATTACCTAACATTTTAGCATAAGCATACATTGTACTAGCAACACCTACTTCTCTGTAATCTTCATCAACTTCCGTATCTTCGCTTTCAAGCCATTGCTCGTTATTT